CCGGTTCTAAACTTACCAAATGGAGTTGGAAGTTCCTCTCCATATTCTCCCTTACTTTTTTCAACTTTATCTTGAGAATCTACGTCACCATCGACATCATAATCAATTCTTTTTGATGCTTTCTTGGAAAGTTTTTGAAGATTTCCACCACCAATATTTGCTTCTAAATCAGATTTAGTTGGAGTATGCTTTTCTTCTCCAACTGGAACACAATTGGGAACAACTTTCTTACCTTTCTTTTTCATACCTTGTTGGGTATAACCATCCCAACATTTTTCATCCAACTCTGCTTCTTCTCTCATTCTTCCAAATCTTCCTCCTTTGAATCTTTCTTTTTCTGCTTTTTCCTTAGATTTTATTCTTTCTCTTGCTGCTTTTCTTTCTGCTTGTCTTTTTCTAGTCAATGCTTCTGCTGGACTCAACCCTGATACATCTACTTTATCTGCGAATGATTTGTCGTTTGAAATATCTTTTGCTTTTTGCTTTTCAAATTCTTTAGATTTTTCGGTATTAGTAACCGCACCAACTATTTTGCCCGCAACTCTTCCCGATTTTGCAAGACGTGATCTTCCAGATGAAACATTTTCATCAATCTGCTGACCTTTGATTGGTTCTGGTTTGATAATATCTATAAATTCATATTCAGTTGCCTGAAAATCATCTCTCCAGTTAGAGAACTCATAAGACTCTGATTTATTACCCCAATTAGCAGCACCCTTCTTACGGCACTGAACTAAACGTCCAGAAGCATAAGCAGATGGCCAAACTTTAGCACTTGCTTTTACTTTTTTATAGCAAGCATCTTTTTTAGTTTCTTCTTGAGTCACGATTTTTGCCTTTCCTGTTCTATCTGGATTTGGGTCTTCTCTACGTTTTTTAGCAGCTCTTTTATTCCTTTCATCTTTACTCATTGCTGCACGATCATCGGGATCACGGCAGTAAGGTTTTGTGGTTTGACCTGGTTGTTTAGCACATGGTTTCCCATCATACTTACCACCAGTTTGTTTCCATCCACCACCCTTAAACCAGTCTCGGAGTGAATAACCTTTGTCTTTGGAAGACTTACCGTCTTTCATAATTTTTAAATATTATCCTTATTATTTAGAAAACCTTGCTTCAGCATTTTTTGAAGTTCTGAAGTGGAACCAACAAATACCGCGTTATTGGTAACATTATTGGTAGTCTTTTTAGAATCTTCTTCTACTTCTTTAAGTTTCTTTTGGAGGTCAATCAACTTATCGGTCGTGTCTGCAACACTCTTAATCAACTGTCCTGCGACCTCGTATGCCCTTGGACTGCCTCCTTCACCTGCTACCTCCATAATACCATTAATTGCCTCCTGACCCTTCTCTATAAGGGAATAGAGGTTTGCACGACTATACTCGTAGTCCTTATCAATATGCCCGTCTCTTATATTATCAGTGGGCACTATTTTTTTGACTTTATCTTCTACTTCGACAATATCACTCGTTGTGTTGAGTGCATTATTTATCGATTCATAATTATCGGACATAGTTATTAAATATCAGTTTGTTGTGTTGGACTATACTCTTTAGAGTCTGAGAATGTTTCCCACAACTCTGTAAATCCAAAATCGTCTCCAGGTTCTGCATCGATAGGATCTGGGACAACTGTATATCTCATCTCACGTTTTGCAGTTTGTGTATTTGTATCACTATACAAATCAACCTGAACCTTGCGAATAAGACCATCGGTAGAGTCTGCGATAGGTCCAAATAAGTATGTTTTAGCAGTAAACCTTAAGGTGTATATCAATGCTCTTCTAGTTGCAAAATCACCCTCATAATCATCTTGCATATCAATACTATCCATCACAATAGGAATATCTTTTTTCTCACCGATAGAATCAATTAAATCAATAGTAAGATTGAATGATGGTTGAAAAAATGGAAGTATTTGCTCTACAATTTGCAAAGCATCATCATTTAACTTTGAATATATACTCAATTCAAATGTAACGTTATAAGGAACGGGCATATAAACTTTTTTTATATTACCATTATCATCACATGCTCTAAAAGTTTGAGTTACGCTGGTTTTTCTGGCAGGATCATATTGAAGACCAACCATCTCAAAAGACATTCTTGGGAGAGTAATTGCAATTGGTTTTGAAAGATCTTCTTGCTGTTGAATTTTTGCTAAAAACTTTTGAGCTGGACCATAACTTAGACCAACTTTTGTTTCGTCTGCAACACTTCCATCTTTATTTAAATGTCTAATGTAAATATTATTGAAAAGAGTTCCAAATCCAACAATAGTCTTACGTATAATTTCGTGATAAAAATAAGTTCCTAACATTAAAATTCTCCAAAAGGATTAATTTCAGTAAAATCTATTATCGAATCTGCTTCAGTTTCAATTTCTTCATTTGCATCATATTCTTCCCCATAGTTATCATTATCATATGATTTAAGTATATATGCTGCAGATGATGCTGATCCTACAATAACTTCTCCCGGAGAAAATTGTCCACTATTAATAGAAACTCTAAGATCTCCTGGAGGATTGGATTGATTAAGATCTGTTCTAGAATTGTAATATTTGACTTGTGCTGTTGTTCCAGAAAGTGATCCTATTACCGTTTCATTATATAGATATGTTCCCCCAATGCTGACTGTAGATGCAGAAGAAATTTGAACTGTTGGTGCTTCGGTATAACCATATCCAGAATTCACAATTTGAATTCCAGAAATTTCTCCAGTAATTGGATTAAATATTGCTCTAGCAGATGCTGTTTGTCCAACAGAAGGACCTCCAATGGTCACAATTGGTTCAATATAATATTCACTGCCAGGATTTGTAATTTGTAAAGCATTTATAGAACCATTCGAAACTACCGCAGTTGCTATTGCTCCACTTCCACTACTATCTGTAATAGTCACCAATGGTGGATTTGAAATATTGTACCCTCTACCCCCATTAGTAATTCTTATTGATTTTATAGACCTTACATTTCCCACTGAAGTTGTAATTGCCACTGCAGTGGCATTATCTGTTGAATCATTAGATAATGTAAATGAAGGTGAATTTTGAATACTTACAATTGGATTAGATGAATAAAATGACCCATCATCAGACAAAATAATTTGACTCACCACTCCATCATCAATATCTGCTGTTGCAGTTGCTTCAAATATAGTTCCACCTAAAATTAAAGAAGTAATGTACCCCTCATCTTCCAATTTCCTATCAATCTCTTCAATAGTTGTGTCAATATCTTCATTTTCATATTCAAAGAGTTCGCATTGCAATTCATAAATGTAATTTTTTCCTAATTGGTAAAAAGGTTTTTCATGTTCAACTCTCTTTACTTCAAAAAATCTTTCACCAAGAGGAAAATAAATTAGATCTCCCTCTCTTGGTCTTGTTACTACCTCCAAATCATAATCATTAATGAATCCTAATTCAATACCTTGTACTCTACCAGACAAAATTGGAGTAATGTACTCTTCAAATCTTTCTTTTGATATGATTAAATTAATTTCATTTTTCAATCTCAATCCAAATTTTGTCATTATATCACTTCCTGGAGCATATCCATCATAATTATTGAGGTAAGCTTCTATGATAAAATTATCATCAAATTTTGAAGTTTGAGATTCTCTGAATATTTTGTCAGTATCTATAAATTTTCTTGGAAGATAGTATACTTCAATTCCATAAATTTTCAACTGTTCATTGACCAAATCTTGAATCAAAAACTGCTCGTTTGAAGATCCCTGCAGAAAAAAAGGATTTAATGCCATGATTATTAACCAATTAGATCGAGAGGTGGTAACTCATATTCTGTTGACATTCTTTGTTTAATATCTTCCAATTCTCTCTCAGCATCATCATAAATTTGTCTACCATTTAACTCTATTCCTCCAGGGAGTTTTACTCCATTAAACTTAATTAAATTTTGTCCCCATTGTCTTTTTATTAATGAAGTCAAATATTTTTTTAAAAAACTATCATTATAAACTTGAGTAAATGATGCAGGATCTAGTGCTCTATAACAATCGATTACAAAAAATACATCCTTTTCTTGTGCTGACCAATCTATATCTAGATACAATCTATCTTGCCTTTTATTAAATCTTATTTGCTTATCTGTAGTGAGAAGAAAATCAATGTCCTCTAGATAAGATTTGGTCATAGAATAAGTCAACAAATCAACAGAATTGAAGTAATATAAATCATTTAAAAATAGTTGATATTTAATACTAAACATTCCACCAGAAATAGTGCTAGTGTCAAACTTAAACACCTTTTCAATTCCGACAACAGAATCTGGAACTTGAATATAATTCGAAGTCTCATAAAAATTAAATGTTGTTGCTGCACCAACAATAGTTGAAGTTGCACTAGTAGTTACAATTCCAACACCTTCAGTTCCACTTGCTTTGCCCCTATTAACATCATCCTCAGTAACTTTATATTTCAAAAACATTCTCTCAACACCATCATAATGTCTTTCATTGAAGTATTGGATTGCATCATCAACTAAATCATCAATCTGTTCATCAGCAACATTAATTTCCAATACTGGGGCACCTAATTGCCTCAAACAATAATCTATGAGTCCTTGTCTTGTATTTGGTTTGGCCACTAGTATTCTCCTCCATCAATAATCGTTGCCCATACAGGAGTTCCTATTCCTGCAGTCTCATAAGTTGTTAGTATATAGTTACTTGTATCTATCGTTGTAGTTGTGCTTGCCGAACTTAATTGTCCATCTGGATTAAAATAAGCAACTGCATTTGGTTCATATGAATCTACACCATAATATACTTGGGATGCGGTTAAAATTCCCGCAAAATATCCATTTCTCCATCTTTGAGTAGAAATGCCAATGTCATAAGTATTATCATCATTTGGAACTAAACTGGATACAAATTCACCACCAACGTTAATGTCATCACTTGTACTATCACCAATACCAATAGTACCACCTTTAAAAGTAGCACTCCCTATAAAAGTTGATATACCCTGTACGTATAAATTTTGACCAACAGTTAGATTTTTAGAAATTCCAGCACCACCTGCAACTTGAAGTGCTCCTGTGGAGGGAATTCCTAAAGTGTTATCTAAATGACTATTTCTTATTAATAATGAATTGAAAGATCCAGAAGTTGATACCGATAAACCGGCACCAATAGTTACATTTTTGTCAATTCCAACTCCACCATCAATCTGAACGGAACCAGTATCTGGATTTCCTAATATATTATCTGTGGTGTTTGTGAAAAATATTGTACCAGTAATACTACTGCTGCCGATAGATAAATTTTCGGCATCAATTGTATTTGATAAATAAAATGTTTGATCGGATGCGTTCCAAACAAGAATGTTTCCGTCAGTTCTATCAACAGAGTTTACATCAGATAATGAAACTAACTTAACTGGTGGTGATGTTGCATTAGATAAAACTCGAACGATGTTTTGTGATCCCAATCTATCTGGTATGCTTGGCATTATCTAGTTACTCCTGGTCTTACTAGTGCTGCCCCTTCTACCAATTTTAAAACAGTTCCTCCACCACTTCCGGTTACGGCTTTAACATCATACACATATCTACCCTCTTTCAAGGATGAAGTTATTGTAGATGCTAATGATATTGTAACAGAACCTCCAAGAACATCTGAGGCAATTGCATCAAAAGAAATTTTTTCAGATGAACTGTAAGTTTTTCTGAGTTGAGATTCTATTACATAACCAGTCAAATCTAAAAAATTTGTTGTCACAGTATCTTCTAATACAAAAGTAGTTTGAAAATCGAATCCCTGCTCAATTACTAAATTTGATACATATATTGCCATTATTTAATTGGGCATTTTTCTTTAAGTATTTATATTATTAGATAAAAAGCACTATTTATCCAACAAATCTTTGAGTAAAGATTTGATTTCTTGAATATCTTTCTTTAAATTGTCCAATTCTTCTTTTTGTTTTTTCTGTTTTTCAATCTTTTTAATTCTTTGATTATATCCGATGGTATCACAATTAATAATGGCACCAGTATCCTCATCTCGATAAAGATGAGGATGATCTTTGACTTTAATTAAATTCTTCATGCTAATGCTATCGTTCTGAGATCACTAATAATTGGTGGATTTGCTTGATCTGTTCCAGACATTACAATTTTAATACTATATCCAGTAAATTCACCCAAATCATTAGCATTAAATTCATATTCTAGGAATTGTCCATCAAGACTTGCTGGAACTTTTGTATCAGGATGTCCAGTATTCAAAGACTCATCTACAACTCTAAAACTACCATCAGAAGTTGCCTCAATATTTTCATAACCTGGGAACAATTCAAATGATTGTTCAATTTCTGCAGAATCTTGTCTTACCAAACTATAAAGAACTCTAATATCTGCAGAAGGATGCCTATATGCACTCAACAGAACTTTTAATGAAGATGCAGGTTGAGAAAGATTGACTTGGTTGGAAACATAAGTTGCAGCATGTGGATCATTTAATATTGAATTAGATCTAGAGTCTGCAACAAAATCTGTAACCGGTCTATTCAAATAATTTGATGCAAACTGCACTGTAGATTCATCAAGATTTATAATCGGAGATAAATTTTCATCTGTTGTATTTAATGTAATCGCAGTGGTAAATGATCTTCTACCAGAAACATTTTCAAATGTAGGTTGTTGCAATTCATTAATTCTTGAGCATACTATTCTGGTAGATTTTAAATTATTGAAAGAATTTAACTCTACAGGTTCTACTTCATTTAGTAGATTAAATGAAGTTTCAGTTCCATCAATGCTGGTTCCTGAAGTAGTTCTAATCACAGCACTTACAGAAGTGGTGTCTCCTGGTGCAACAATATTAAATCTTGGCAATACTGCGTTAAATTGTATATTTTCCGATGCATATACACTATCTCCTCCACCATTAAGGAAACCTGTAAATGATAATTGTGGAGATGACGCAAGAGATGCATCGTTAGATCTATCTGTTCCATTAGAAGATCTATCTATTTCAATATAATATCCACTGGAATCAATACCAGTATCATAAATGTCATGAACTACACCATTAATTCTTCTAAGAGATACACCATTAAATTCATATTTTTCAACTTTTGAATTAATTTCATGTGACTGTGCTTTCCCTTCAATAGATCTGGAAAGAGTTCTAAGTTCATTTCCAGTTGCTGATTCATAAGATATGATTTCATCACCAATTTTTGCATATCCTGGATTTGTTGCACTAACTGCAACTCCCTCAAAAGTTTCAAAGTCTGAAGAATCCCCAACAAATATTGTTGCAGTTTCTGAAACTGTCAATGGGGCAGTAAGAGTCGTTGGTGCGATATTTGAATTTACACCTGTCAACTCAAGTTTATTATTATTTGCATACATTCCATGATCAAAATGACTTACTTCAAGTATGTTACCGGAATTAAGACCAGAACCCTCAGTTACACTTAAAATATTAGTAGATCCAAGAGATACAGTTGTAGAATCTGTATCATAATAAACCAAATTGTCATTTATATTAAATCCATTTACTCCCGATTCCCCTTGAACATTTGTTAAGTATAATGTATCTCTTCCATTAATTGCAGTAATAGTTATTAATGCATTTCTTCCAGTTGTGCCACTATTAACAGTTACAACATCACCGATTTGATATCCAGTTCCATTTGCAGTCTTTGTAAGACCTGTTATAGATCCGTTCGTAGTAGTAATATCAAACCTAAGTCCTTGCCCATTACCAACTATATTAGATGTTGCTAAATTGGATTGATTTGTATAATTTGTTCCCCCAGCAGTAATATCTTCAGATGATACTGGACCTCCAGAATAGGAAATATAACCATAAGTATAAGATTGGGCACCAGAAATTTTTCTTCCAGTATCTAGAATATCAATTAAACCAGAATCTGTAAATGTAGTAACTCTCAATGTTGTTGTTTTTGGAAGGCTAGTAACTGGATTGGAAAGTAATCTATTAACATAACCATTACCACGATCGAGTGGTGGATTTCCAAAATGTGCAATACCTGTAGTTGAGGTGAATTTTGCTTTATAAAGTTTGAATTTCAAATCAAGTTCTTGTGTTGGAGTCCAAATAGATCCATTTTGAGATTTAAATAAACTTCCTAAAGCAAATTGTTTTGTATAGATAACTGCTTCAGCATCTGGTAAAGACTGTGTATTTACAGTTCTCTCTCCCATTTTTGCAATCCAAACTTCATATTGATCTGTTGTAGGTGCAAGTAATACTATTGCATATTCATTTCCTGGTGCAAGATATATTGGTTGTGGGAATGTAACTTTAGTGGCAGTTTCTCCATTTGTTGATGTTGTAATTTGATCTGGGTAAATTGTTTTTGATTCACCTACCAAATTAAGAGTTGGAATTCCAAGTTCCACAGTTCTCACTTGAACTTCAAGAGGTTCATTACTAGATGGTTTATTAGCAAAGAATAAATCCACTTCCGTGAGAACAACACCTTTATCATCACTACTAAATCCATTTAAGTCTGGAGCATCAATGTCTCTACCAACAACAAATGATTGTGCCAGAGGATCGGATCTTCTAGCTCTAACTACTTCACGTCTAGTAGCTGTTACAGTTGTTGTTCTCCTTGTTGTTCTTCTTATTGTTGTTTCAATTGTCGTGGTAACTGTTGTTTGGATTTGTCTTGTTAATAACGTTCCAATAGCACTAAATGATCCTTGTCCCGTAGAAAATAATTTGCTTCCGGGTAATGGTTTTTCATTTGAAGAACTACTAGACAGAGTAAATGTCTTTTTACCAGTAAGTATTCTTGGATTTGGTGCGGGATTAGTGTGTGGATCCCTTATAAAATATGACCCAAATAAATCTCCATAATTATCAGAAATCAATCTTAAATCTTTTACAAAAGCAATAGCACCACTAGTTTGTCCGACTATTTTAGCACCTTTTTCTACACGACCAAAAAAGTTTCCTTGTGCTTCTGCAGAAAGAGAATTTAAATCAATATTCAAAACTTTAGAAGATTGGCTATATCCAGAAGAAATATTTTCCGATCTTACATAAGGATTTATATTATATGTCCTTGATGGTGAATTAAATTTACCTTCCTTGTGATTTGAAGATGCTAATCTAAATGTTCCAATAATAGATCCATTTTTATAAACTTTTATTGTTTCACCTTTCTGGAATGTTCCATTTGTAGATCCATAATTTTCTAAAGTACTACTATTTGCTATCTCTAAAAGTTTGGGTATAACATCAACATTACTGTGATTATCTAAGAATTGATAGTGTTTTGTTAAAGGTTTAAGAGTTCTAGCAAAGAAAGAAACATTTCTGGATCTAATGTATTGCTCATCTCCACTAGAAATAAGAACATCCCTAGATCTTACATCAACTCTGGTTCTAGAACTTGTTGATGTTGATACTGAAGAACTAACACTAGTATTAAACTCTATTCCTATTCCTACTGCCCTTCCTCCTGCTCTTCCCCCTCTTGCAAATGGTACATTTTGTTGGAGAGGAATAGTTACTGTATTATTAATAGTATTATTAATAACATTGGTAAAACTTCTTGATATATTAGTAACAGATGGTGGAATATAGATCGTTCTAATCCAAAAATCACTCTCAGGAGAAAGTTTTACATTTCCAACATATTCTACGACATGGAATGGATTAACGTTCTCTACCTGAGTGGCAAGTGGTTGTTCCAACCAATCAATAGAATTATATTTTAATGTTACAACATTACCTGTTTTTTGAACATTGGGATCTAATAATTGGAAATTGGAGGTTAAATCTAATTCATCACTGGGAATTTCTGATGATGGTATAAGTCTTTGTTGAAGTGTATTTACAAAAGTTCTAGGTCTCAATGTCCCTTCACTAATATCTCCAAAAGTTAAATCTCCATCACAGGCAGAAAAATCTCTAAAATCATCTACAAAAAATCCAGACTTAAATCTATTATTACCTTCTGCATCTTCGACACGCAAAGACTCTGTACTAACTTCAAGCAAACTTAAAGAGGTAGTTCTTTCTAAATTTTCTATTCTATCTTCAAGTTTACCAATATCTCTCATCGTGTATCTTCTATTATCAACCAACTCAATTCCAACATTATCTGGATTGTAAAGATATGGCGGAAGAATAATGGTTGCTAATTCCATTAAACTTTGATCATTACTTGGAGATGCTTTTGGATCTTTTGCAGAAACACCTTTACTAACAATAAGATTCTCAAATTTATCTAGATATAATTTATCAATTCTTGGTAAATAGAAGTCAAATCCAACTAAAGAACTTTCTCCTGGTTTTAAATTATAATTTGTTGTGAATAATCTTGAATCAAAATCAAATGGGGATCGAGTCGTAGAAGAATTATTAGCAACTCTTGGTCTAAAATCTAAAGTATCTGATGCTCTAACACCTCTTTTTCCGATAGAAGGAATATCACTCAAAAATCTATCAGAATCATAACTTAAAATAGTAAATACATCTCCAGAATCTGTTGCTGGAACAACATAATGGTCATATACTACCAACAATCTTCTAGATGGTTCCAAATCTGTCGTTCTAATCAATCTAGAGTAATCATAATATTCATCTTTTTGTCCACCATCAAGAACAAAATTGTTGGTTATATTATTATACTTCCCTAAAGTAATTGATTGTACTGTGGATATAACGTTTGATTCTTTAAACCTTACAGTTTCTCCTAGTTGGAAAGTATTTTCGTTCAAATATACAATTCCTAGTTTATTTGTACCCCCAGAAGATGGAGAAGAGTTATTATTAGTTACAATTCTAGCTACAGCACCACTATCAGACCCGACAATATTTTCACCAATAACAGCATTATTCAAGACATTAGATGTTGATGAAAATTCAATTGAATCCAACGTAGGATCTAATGTATTTGTGGATTCATATACTGCAAGAACTTTAGAAACATCAGGAACATCTAAAGAAATGTTATCATCTTGAACTCTAAGACCATAGTATTTGTTATATACCAATCCATCATTAATTGAATTACTAGTTCCTGATCCAACAGGACCAGATTCTACCAATTTAGAAAGATTGACAAATTTTAATGCACTTCTCGTAAAATTTTTAACTTTACTTTGAATACCAACTTTTTTGAGAGTTGTATTTACAACTATATTACTTTGTCCAGTATTCAATCCCTTAATTTCTACACCAGTTCCTCCCCCAGTAAGAGTAAATGCATCTGAGGTTACAGTTCCAATTCCACCACCATCATAATGTACTGAATATCTTTCTTGATCAAAAGTTTCATAGAATGAACTTGCAATACCACTTGGAACACTAAATGTCATATCTCCATTTACATTCGTAGATTCTGGAGAAATTTGTTGTGTGATTAATAAATTAGATCCAGAAAGATTAATGGAAGATATATTAGATTCTGGTAGTTCTGCATAAAGATAAGAACGTTCCGTATTTCTTAATTTTCCTATTCGTAAATTTGCACTATAGTTTCCATTATTTATAGCAGTACCATCAAATACACCACTGACTGAAATGATGTTGGTGATGGTTAATGTTGATAAGTCAGAAGAAACTCCAGTTACACGAGCATATTTTGGATCATCTCCACCTTCGGTAACACTGAGTATATCATTTATTTTTACACCAGAAAATAATTTTCCAGGACTCTTGACAGTAGTACCAGAATCAGAAATCACAACTTCATTAATTCCATTAGAAAACTTTTTAGAGTATAAAACTGCATCAGCAGTGAAATTGTCATTAGATGCAAATCCTGCTACAGGAGCAGACATAGAAACAGATTTTATCTGATCGATTTTATTTGCAGTAAAACTTTTAACTGTTAATGATATTTCATTTC